TTATCTAGCTGACCCAGATAAATCGTAAATAAAGTTGCCTGTACGAATAGCTTCCATAATCTCATCCGATTTTTTCTCGTATTCGACTGCAGACATTTTCTGTACATCAGACTCTCTGACTGCATTTCCCGATGCGTCAGACTGAGGTTTACTACGTTCATTCCGTGTACCTACGGAACGTGCAGCATCTTTTGATGTGGCACTTTTCTTTTTACCAATGCCACGATCAGACTTATAAAGATCAATTGCACGAGCAGCAGACTTTGCATCTTGGTCATTCTCATACAGTGCATCTTGTACCCACTTAGGCTGTTCGTCTGCCCACTCATGGAAATCGTCACTGTCACGTATCTCACTAAAGTCAGGATGTAATTTAATTAACTCTGCTTCAGCTTTCTCACGTGCTGCTGTTTCACGCATCTCATCAATAACTTGTACTCGTTTCTCCAAATCTGCAGATTGTTCTTTTGCTTTTTTAATTGCAATTGTTTCTACAATAGCTGCTACGTCTGGATATGTTGAAGCCCACTTATCTAAGTCTTCGTCTGACTTTGGCAGTTTAAACTCTGCCTTAGTTGCTTCACCAAGTTGTTGCTCAAGTGCATTTATACGATCTTCGTATTCTTTTTCTTTTGTTTGCTGATGCCTACGTAGATCACCATAACGTTTCTTAAAACTACGTTCTTCAGCATTTTTAGGTTCAGCTTCTTTAGGTTCTTCAACCTGTTCCTCTTCACCTTTTTGTTCAGCAATTAATTGCTCTAGTTCTTCTTCTTCTTTTTTTACTCTTTCTTCGTTAGTATACTTGCGATTTGCAAATGCTACTTTCTTAGGTGACTGCATTTCTTCAGCCATGATTTGTTGTTCTGACATTATCTGTCCTTTCACTAGGGCCACCGTAGCCATGTTGGATGGGGGATGGGTAGCTAGTCATATTGGTGGGTAGTTATTATTTACGACTTGCAAGCCCACCTTTCTTAAAGCCTGTCGTTATTCCTTTTTCTTGTTGCTCTAGTTTACTTTTTATTTTATCTGCTTCTTTTTTAATACCTGCTTGAGCAGCTTTATTTTTTAAACCTGCCTTTGATTTAACTCCTGCTACATTTTTATCAAATGAACTCAATGCTTTACTAGCAGCTTTTTGTTTTTCTCTTCGTTGTTTTTTTCTACGTTTTCTATCTTTTGTTTCTTGTGCTGCACTGAGATTAGGTTTATCTGCTATTACTCCTGGTGATATAGTGTCTTTTATAACAGGACCAGATTCTAATACTTCATCTGTTTGTTTTTCTGTATCTGATTTACGTTTAGAAAATTGCATTGGTTTTGCGGTACTATTAATAGTATTTGTTACGTTATTAAGTGCATCAGCAGCAGTTTCTGGGTCTTTAATACTTTCGATATAAGCACGTATATCATCTCTTCTTGTTTTTATTTCTCCTACTCCACCCGTTACTTGTAAAGCTTTTGGTGCAGGTTCTACAATTGGTGTTCTACCTGTTTCTCTAAAAAAAGAAGGTACAGTTCTTCGTTGAAGTGTTTCAAAACCAGTTAAATCTATTTCTTTTTCTTTTTCTGGATCAGATAAACCTACTTGACCAAATTCATCTCTAGGTCTTCCAATAGAAGCAATTTCAGCATCAGCAGGATCAATTTTTTCACCTGCATAGTCTGCATCTAAAGCACCACTTGCAGCTAACATTTGTTCTTCTGTTGTAGGCTCGTCTATAGAAACTTTTGTTATTTCTTCTATATCTTTTTGTGTCGTATTGTCAGGTTCATTAGTATCTGTATTTATAGTTTTTTTAGTTACATTTTCTGCTACTTCTTGTTCTTCTTTACTTAATCCAAGAGAATCTTTTATTCCATCAAAAACAGAGTTAATTGCTTTACCTAGTATACCTTTACGTTCTGGGTCTGTCAATCTAGCTTTAATATCTTTTAATTGTTCTTTATCTTCTTCTGTTTTAGCTTGTTCAATTCTATCGTCAATAGTAGCTATTATTTTTCTTTTTTCATTTTTAATTGCTACTGCCATAAAACCACCAATTAAAGGATTAAAAGCAGCACCTACACCTGATGCTATATTACCATAAGTAGTAACTTTATCAGCTTCTTTAATGTACATATCTAATGGAGAACCTGCCCAACTACCTGCTTCAGTAAAAGCATTTACACGTGGACCGTCATCTCTACCACCGTCACCACTATCTTCTGCAGGTGCAGGTGTTTCTGGTGTAGTTTCTGTTGGCACTTGACCTACAGGAAAATATCCTTCAGGAATAGGATATACAGGTTGACCATTTAAAAATGGAATAAATAAACTTTCACCTTTTGCATTTTTATATTCACGGTTATCTCTATCTGATGGATTAAACATTGGTGTTATAAATTTACCTGTTTGTGCTTGTATAACTCCACCCTGTGCCATTTCTTTTGGCTCATCTGAACCTTCAACAATAACTATGTCTGCCATACCAAATGGCATATCGTCAGGTAGTGTGGCTTCATCACCATTACCCATCTGACCCATAGCTTCCATTTTCTTTAAACCCATCTTAGCTTCTTGACGCATGTTCATAAGATTGTTAAGACCAATATATCGTACAACGTCAGCAGGAAAAACAAACTCACCTTCACTTACCATAGCAGGTATATCATCACGAACTTCTTCTTTAGTAGAACCAATAGGTACATCGTTTCCAGATACAGGGTCTACTTCTCCACCCTCATCTTTTAAACCACCTTCGTTAAACATTTCCATTTGTTTTCCTAACATAGGTTCTTCCTTTTTCTTTCTAGTATCTGATCTGCTTATTGCGTATTCTATAGCATCTTCTTGACTTTTAAATTTAGGTAATTCTTCACCTGTTAAATAATCGGAAGGTCCATACTTTTTAACATAGTCTCTAATTTGATCATCTGTATACTGTGATCCATCTTCAGCTACTGTAGGCATAGTATAGTATATACCATCTATTTCAAAAGTAGTACTACGTTCAGAATAATCTTCACCTGTTTTAGGATCACGCCATATGGTTCTACCAGTTACAGTTTTTTTACCTGTGTCAATAGGATCAGCCATTCTTTAAAACTTCATCTCTCAATAGTTTAAGTCTACGTAATTGATATACTGCACCTTGTGCTCTATGCATTGCAGTAGAATTATCTGATTGTTCCATTATTCTGTGTTGTTGTTCAATTAAACTATCTAAATAGTTTTCAAATTTATCCCACTGGGCTTGGTTGCTGACCAACGCCTTGAGCTTGTTGAGGTGCTCCCTGTCCTGCATTACCTGTAAATCCTTGTTCTTGTGGTAGTGGTGCTTGGCCTACGCCTATGTTACCACCACCTGCTCCTGATGTATCCATTGGGTTAGCTCCTGCAGGTGCTCCCTCTGGTGTCGGCTGTTCTGCTTGCATACCTTTCATAAGTTCTGCTTGCAGTGCAGCTTCGTCCATATTGTTGGTTACTTTGTCAGGGTCAAGGTCAAGAGACTTTGCAATCTCTCTAATAATATATTGAAACTTAGCAAATGGTGCAAGTGCAGGGTTGGAAGATACTTGCAAGAATTGCATTAGTCGTTGGCTACGTACTTCGTTAGCCATCAGTGATTCAGTACCACGTGCTTTAACTTCTAAGTCACCACGCATTTCTGGGTCAAAGTCAAACTGCATATTAAATCTAAACAGTCCTTCACCAAGAGGACGTAGTAAGTAGTCATCTATATTTTTAATTACATTCTTTATGCCGCCACTGGCTGCACCCATAAGCATACTAATACCACTAGCAGTTCTACCTACACCAGATACACCTGTTTGCCCATGTGCAAATGATGGAAAGCCAGTAGACTCATCTGCTAGTACTCGTGCCTTGTCAAATAGTTGTAAGTTCTCACCTGCAACGTTTGGAAACTTAGTGCCAAAGATAGCCTGTCCTGGTGCTCCACCTTGTCTCCTAAACACTTTGCCTGGATATACTGATAGGTCTTGTCCTGGAACTAAGTTAGTTTCATCTACCTCTATCAACAGGTTGCCTGACAGTACAGCATTATCTACAGCCATTCGCATGAAACCATTCATCAATGTCTGTGTATCATCCATGTTTTCAGCAATACCTACACCAAAGAATGAGTATGGGTTTAGTTCATATGGTACAGCTTGGTATGGAATACGAGCAGGTTTAAATGGATTAAGAACCATACGGATTAGCTTGCCATTACAAATCCACACGTTTGCTTGTAGTTCATCAAATGAAGATAGTTCTTCTGGAATATCTACACCTTGCTCTTCAAGCATCTCAACGTCACACATACCCCAATACTCTAGTACTTCAAATCTTTCTACACCGTGTTCTGGTGCATAATCAGATAAATCATCTTCCCAGTATTGTTTGTCGTAATTTTCTCCAAGTGATATAGCCTCATCAATAACTGCACCACGAAAGTATGGACGTTTTTTTAATGCTCTAATTTGTGTACGAGAAAGTTTATGACGTTCTATTATATACTGTGCTTCGTCCATGCTGTTTGCGTCTGGATCAGGATAAAAGTTCCATACAGATACATGTGATACCTGTGGTATTGTTTTCATTACAGGATTGTATTCACCTTCTTCATCCCAGTTAGGGTACTCTTTATCTACAGCAAATGGTCCTTTCATTACACCTGTACCAAACAGTGCCATTTCAAAAGCAGTGCTTCGTAAGTGTTTAGATGCAGAGGACTCTTCTAATTGATCCTGTATTTTCTTTTGCATCTTTTTTGCTGCAATCATTGCAGGACTAAATGTAATAGCTGTAGGTGTTTTGCCTACACCTTCTTTAACATTATCAATACCCTCAAACTTATCCTTAATAGGACCAAGCATTTCATTTAATGTTTTAAGTGTAGCACCTGCAGGAAATTCTTTACCATCACCTTTAAAACCATAGGGATTAACATCTTTGTTTAAACCATTTTCACGCATCTGCTCTGGTTCAGCAGGATCAAAACTTACATCTGCAACTACGCCCTCTGGTAGTTCTGTAGGTTCTATTGATAAAGGAAAACGATTATTAGCAAAAAGTACATCGACAATCTGTCCATATGCAGCCAAAGTTTTTGTCTTAGTAACTTTAATAAATATTCTAGATTTTTCTGCTTCAGTAAATTGTACATCTGGTCCGTATATACCCCTATAGTTTCTATACGATCTTAACCAACGTTCTTCATCTTGCCTACGGTAATCCTCAGACCTCTGGTAACGCTCCATAATAAACGGAATAATTTTAGAAGTATTCGCATCTTCCTCAACAGAGTTATCTGTATCTTCTAGTGCAATTGAATCGTCTTCAATAAATATGTCGTTTTCTTCTGCCATTTATTTTTTCCTTAATATCCAAATGTTGCATCTGCTACTCGCATACCCATTGAGGTAGTTCCATGCGGATCATAGTCGAATACACTAAACCTTGGTCGTGACATTATACCATATCTTAACGCATCATACAAGTGGTCTTCTGAGTGTGTATCAATATCTTCTGGATTTTTTTTATCTAAAGGTATTGCAGGTAGTTGAGAAATCATGTTTGTACAGTTGTTAAAGAACACTAGTCTTGGATTTTCTGTAAACTCATCTACTTGTAATCGTCTATGTATTTCGTTCTTACCTGCTACACGAGAACCTTTTGATCTATCTGAAGGACGCCACCTGCATCCTCTACTTACCATCTGCTCCGCAAGGCTTGGACCTGTATCACCACGTTTATGCCATAAGGAGCTATCCAGTACTCCATATTTAATATTGCCATCTTCTGCTTCTAAGTCAAGAACCATATCTGCAAGATCAGTAGCTAATACTTTACTTACATATAGTTCTCTATAAACAATCAATTGTTCGTCAGGTGCTACAGCAAACCACACAACTCCTGATTTACTTCCGTATCCGTAGTCACATGCTCTAAACTTAACCCAGTTACTTGGTATCTTAAATGGTTCAACTACATGTATGTTTCTATCAAACTCAGTAAAGGCTGCACCTTCTTTTATATCCCAGTCACCTTCTAGTAGTTGCCTACGTTGTTGCTCTGGTAGTGACAGTAGCATTGCCTCGTAGTCACCTTGTTGAGATAAATATGGATTGTCAGATAGTCGTGCAGGTATAAACCTACGTTTAAATAATGCCTTACCCGCTTTTTCGTGACCTGCAGGATATTTAAGAACTTCTCCTGTTTCTATGTCTGTAGCTTCAAACGTTTTGTTTGGAGTAGCAGGATCAATAAACATTTTCTTTACCCAGTGATGACCCCTACCTCCTGGGTTAGTAGTGGCTCTCATGTACACTGGTAGATCGGGTGCAGTGGACCGTAGACGAGATCGCATGTAGTTCCATGCAAATGGTGAGGGCCATTGTGTTAACTCGTCAAAGCCTATCCAACTAAAAGCTAGACCTTGGTAACGCAGGACATCATCTTCCCTATCTAGGTAGGACATCCACAACCTCGCACCAGAGGGCGCAGTCCACTGCATCTTTCTTTCAGACCACTTTATACCCTTCCAAATCTTAGGGTACATCTCTTGTGATTTGAATATCAATTCCCTAAGTTCTTCTGTAGTATGCCGTAGGAGCAATCCTGAGAAGTCAGGATGACCCATATACCTTAATGGGTCTGCAAGCATTGCATAACTCTTACCCCCACCTGCAGAGCCGCCATATAGCACCTCACGTTCACCTGCAGCTAGAAAGTCTGTTTGTGGGCCATCATTAGGTTTAAAAATAACGTTGTGTTGTTCCTCAACAGGAATCTCTTCAACAATACTAACTGGCTTTGGGGTAGCTTTCTTCTTCAATGGCTTTTGCACCGATGCGTTTGTTTTCGATTTCTTCCGCTTTGGCGATTGCCTTTTTCGCATAGTCTGCCCATCTGCGTAGGCTTCCAACTTTGTTTTTTCTTCTTCGTTCATTGTCCAACCGTTTCTTGAGTCCTACATGAGATATGGACCGTCCTGTATTTCTAGATAGCCAATTAGCTACCTCACGATATGAGTATTGTTTTAGATACCTCTTTGCCTCTTCAAGCATGTCAAGCTCATGTTCAACAGGCTGAAGTATATCAGGATCGTCTTTATCTATTTCATATCCGAATGGTATTGTTCTTGATATACGTGGAATAGCAATCCATTCGTTGTCTTCTTTTATGTCGGTTGGTTGGGGTAACTTCCACTTTTGTAGAGGTTTAGTCATCTTCATCCATTTGTTTTGGTGGCATAAGCATTACACCGCCCTTTGCTTCTACTTGCATCTTTTCTGTTTTTACTAGACCTGTACGATCAAGTAGTTCTTTGGCAGCTTGCATCTTGTCACGAATACCTAATTCTGTAGGATCGTACAATGCACCCACCATTGACATTGCAGCTTTAGGTGCATTACGTGCCATGTAAGTCTGCGTTGCATCTAGTATTTCTTCTTTAAGCGACTTTACTACTTCAGCGGAAGATGTAGCGTCAGAGTATCCTGCAAGTTTCTTTGCGGTTACAATGTCTCCACCTGCCTCGTCAAACAGTACAGCCAATAGCTTCTGTTGTTTTTCTGTTAATGCTCGTGTCATAGTTTTGATCTTCCAAATAATAATAGTACAAAGTTAAGTATACCTCTACCCATCTCTGTAGGTGTAGGTAATAGCCATCCTAATAGTAATAGGATCATTACCCAAGGTGGTATGTTTTGAATGTTTAGTTTTTCAACCATACCTGTTTCTATTTCTTTTGTAACTATGTCTCTTCCTACAGATGTAGTCTCTTCAATACTTACAGCAGACTGTCTATTCTCTGCACCTATCTGTGCGTTAGAATTTACTGTAGGACCGCCTGATCCGCCTAGCGGAAGGAGAGTACTCAAACCACAACCAGATAAAAATAGAACGAGTAATAACCATCGCATTAAGGACTCACGTAGTTTAAAGTATTCTCTACTATAGCAATACGTTGCTGTAGCTCTATAATAGATGTCATATGTTTAGCCATACTATTAGCTTCATCCCAAAGATATTCTGTTTCTTCCCAAAGTTCTTCTATTTCATCTAGGGCTTGCTTGGCATCTCTTTTGAGATTTATATTATCTTCAATAGCCATACGAGAACCTAGTTGAGATACTGTTTCTTCTAGAGAGGTTATAGTAGATGCTTGTTGAGATACCCACCAAACACCACCTGCTAACTGTATAGCCATCGCAGCTACAAGAGCTACTGGGAGTTTTAAATTTTCCATATTACATCAACTCAAAGTGTGGTGCATCAATAAAAGGTCTGCGTCCTTGTGACCTACGCAAATCTATATATGCCATCATAGCGTCTTCTGATGATCCTTCGTATGTACGAATGTCACCTTCACTCCATGCTGCTCCCCACTTAATGCTGCATCCTACTTCTTTAGCTGCCTCTTTAAATGCGTCACATATATCGTCATATACATTTAATTCCCATGATACATCTGATCCTATATATGCAGCTACATCTACTGCATGACTAAAGCCATCGTCCTGTAGTAAATGTTTACTAGCCATTGTCTGTGATCTTCCTGCAGCTACATTAGCTTTTTGTTCGTCTAGAGTTCTTACACCCTGCGTAACTCCAAAGTCTACGCCTGTTAATTGAATAGCTCTTTCAACTACTGCTGTCATGTCTGGGTGTACCCCCTCAAGTCTATCCATTGATCGTTGGCTTAATCTAAAACTCATTATTTTCTCCTGTTAAATCTGCCCATAGCTCTTCTATTAGCTTGATTAAATCTGCTTATTGGATTAGCTCTTGATGTAGGTCTTCTTCTTGCTTGTTGAGGTTTTCCTGTAGATTTAGGAGTTCTTTTTTTAGCTAAAGTTTCACGTATTCCAGGTGCATTAATATTAGAAGCTACTTGTTGTCTTCTTCTTGATGTAGGTCTAGCTTGAGTAGGTCTACCTGTTGGTCTTCCTCTCATGGTTGGTCTACCTGTTGGTCTTCCTCTTGTAGGTGGTCTACCTCTTACAGGTCTACTTGTTGGTCTTCCTCTTGTAGGCGGTCTTCTTCCTATTGATCTTCTTGAGGGTGCTCTTCTAATCATCTCATGTCCTTTTTCATTGCTACTTTATTGCCCATTGGCTTTCCTGCCATGTAAGCTGTTGCTCCCATATATGCAGCTACTACACCTGTCTGTGCAATATAAAATAACCCAAGCAAATCTGCTAGGGCATTAACTCTTGCGTCAGATATTAAAGGAGTAAATAAAATAATTGTAAATACAATCATCATTCCCATTGCTACCCACGCCATAAACTTTTGTGACTCAGCTTTTTCTTCACGTAGCTCAACCTCAAGCATACGTTCTTTCATTGCTATTTCTTCTGCAGTGATTTTGCCATCACCGTCTACATCAAAATCTATCACCAACTATGATCTCCTGTAACGTCTGGAAGTTTTAGCCGCAGCTTTAGGTTGTTTAGAAAACTGCTTACCTGCTGCCGTATCTTTTCTTTTCTTGGCACTGCTTGCTGCATACTGAGAACTAGACATTCCTTTGATTGCTGCTTCTGGCAGGTATCGTTCACCAGTAGCTTTTGATCCTTGCGTAGAAGGCTTACCACTTTTAGTTCTCCACTTTTGTTTTGTCCACCTGTCAAGGCTTTGTTGTGATTTTGCTTTAGCCATTTATTAACCATGCTATAAATATAAGAGCACCTATTCCTGAAGCTAATAATAAACCTGTAACTGTCCATGTAATTATTGCTTCTTGCATTTCTGCTTTACGATACTCTTGCTCTTTTTTTTGTTTACGTATTCTACCTTCAGTAGCTACAAGTTCATCCCACGCAGACGGGCCCATACTAAAACTAATCCAATCTTTAAGTTCTTTACGCATAGCTTCAGCTTTCTTTTTAGCTGCAAATATTTCTAAAGCTTGTGCTTCAACCGAACCCCCATCAAGTGCTTTCCACCAAGGTGGATTTTTATTTTTCTGCTCTGCATAGGACAGATCACTCATAGCTCCTGCCCATTGGGTCAGTTGACCTGACATATCTTGCAGGTCTTTTCCTATTTGAAATCCTTTTTTGAGAGCATTAAACGCAACCGTAGCCCCACCAATAATTGTAACTGGGTCCATTTTAGCCTCTAGCTTTTGTAGCCGCCCCCTGCAGCTTTGTATGCTTTTGCAAGCATTTGAGCTTTACGTGCAGACCATTGACCTGCACCACCACCTTTAGTTCCTGATTTTATTCTATTGAATATACGTTTACGTTTTTCTGGCTGAGTATAGTTACCTGCTTTATTTACTGTACTACCCTTAGATAGTTTAAGTGGTTTAGCTTTACGTGCTGTAGTAGTTTTTTTCTTTATAGCCATATCTCAGTATTCTTTCTATGTCGTCCCGATATATGCCTATATCTCTTAGTTCTATATCGGTCATGCTATACAATTGATTACGTGCAATTCTACGTTTTGCAGATTCAATTCTTGCTTCAATAATTCTATGGAATAATCTTTTTAACATATCTATCTCCTTTGTTAATGGTAACTTTAGCTACCAGAGATAGTTATATCATATATAGTTATAACATACTACAGATAAAAATGCAACCCTGTTATGCATTTACCTGTTAGGATTAAAGTATAGTCTTGCAGACATTATAACATCAAATGTACCACCGTCTTTAGAACATACAAGTTTATCACCTGCGTGAAGATACATACGTGCTGCATCTAAAACATTTAATGTAGTATGACCTGCTACAGTTTTAGTCTCTATAAAATTATGGTAGGTTGTATTATCTGCATGATAAAACTCTATAGTAATTTTTTGACTAGAGCTACCCCCATTAGTGACCATTAACATATCAATAGTTGCATCATGATTAGCAGGGCATGTGTATAGATCATTACCACTTGCCCCACCTGAAGTGGCAGCAACTGAAACTGATTCTGTAGTGGTGATATAGTTAACGTCTGTTACCATTTACTTTTTCTTCTTTGTACGTGTAATCTTTTTAACTACTTTAGTTGTCCATGCTTCATTCTCTGGTGTAGCAGGATCATCCTTTACATAGTGACCTTTAGTATTACGTGCACGTACCTTAATTGTTTCTGTAGGTGCAACAAGTATAGATTTTATTTCATCTATCTCAGTAACCCAGTTACCATCTACATCTTTAGAGACAACAACATTCTTGTTCATGTCCTCTACGTACTGACCCATGTTTACAACTATGTAACCTAGAGCACTTATCTTTTGTATTTGTTCTGGTGTCATTTTTTCTTTGCCACTCCCCCACGTTTCATCTTCTTAACTGCACCGCCCTTTTTCATATAGCCCATTTTATTACGGACTGCCTTTGGTAGTTTACTTAGTCCTTTGTTTCCCTTTGGTACTGCTTTCATTTTATTATGCCTTACAATTACATTTAGGGCAACACTTTTTATTTATTAGTGCACATACTATTCTTTTTAAATATCGCCATATCCATTTAACTATTTTCATAATGAAACTCCCATTTTAATTTTTTTACATTCTGGTATTGCTAGGTATCCCTGTTGTTGAAAATACCTAGCCACTACCATTGCCTCTTGAACACAAGCTTCTTCTGTAGAAAATGTTGCCTCTGTCTTAGCCATAACCTCGCAAGTTAATGCGGAAGGTCCAGTACATAAAAGCATAAATGCAATCCACATTAGAATTTAACTTTAGCACCTACTGTAATGTCACCAAACTCCCAGTCACGATCTGATGATACTTCAGTATATAAAGTTACGCCACTTACTGCGTACTCTGCTGCCCAGTCTAAACCTTGAAATATTTCTTCGTCAAGCTCACGCATGTCAATTTCAGTTTCTACCGACAGTCCTACACCTACAGAGGTAGTAAAGGCTGCGTATGGTGTTGCAGTCCATTCCCATTCTTCTACACCTGTGACGTAATTAATGTCAGACTCTGCTCCTGCAGAAATAGTTTGTCCTGCAATAGTAAAGTCTTTAGATGATGCTTTAGTTGCAGCTATCATAAGAAAACCCATAGCTGCTGCTATGGTAATAGCCATTGTAGTTGTTTTCATTTTATAATTCCTTATTTCTTTTTCTTTGCCATGCCGCCACGCATCATTTTCTTTTTAGCCATACCACCGCCACGCATCATAGGCTTCTTAGCCATACCGCCACGCATCATAGGCTTCTTTTTCTTCATTGCTCTTGGTTTCATTGCCATTGTTGGTTTCTCCTTTGTCTTCTTTCTAATACGAGAGCTTCATACTCTTCGTGTGGATACACATCATAGTATCC